TCAAACTACTGGTGCCATTATAAATACTGATAAAAGTGTATTTGAAGATGCTAGAAAACTGCGTAACGGCAGTGCATCTATTAAACAACTTCAAACTGATGTTGAAGATCTAAAAAATGAATTATCAGACATCAAAAATCTTCTAAGAGAATTTATCAGAAATGCCAGCAATACTTAGAAATGTAGCAAAAACCGATACTCTGGAAACTCAGAGGCAGAAGATAAATCAGATCGCTTCAGATGTTTACACCATATCTTCGGGTGGTAGTGATTTATCTACTGGCAATTTAAAACTAGGCGACGGAACTATATCTTCCCCCAGTTTGGCATTTGTTAGTGATGAAAAGTTAGGTATATACAAACCATCAAATAAAGTAATTGGAATAGTAAGTGACGATAAAAAATTACTAGATTTTAAATCAGATTCTTCGGTTTTTTATAGAGACATTGTAGTTCAAAAAAAATCTTTAGATAGTTTAGGGTTACAAATAACCAACGATGGAAGTAATTATGACGCAGGAACTTATAGTGATATTGCAGTCGTTGGTGGCAGTGGCGAAAATGGAACTTTAAATATTGAAGTAGCTGGTTTTACAGGAACTATTACAAATACTGGAAGCGGATATACATCTGGATCATACTTATCTGTTCCTTTATCTGGAGGTAGTGGTAACGGTGCAACTGCTTCATTCACTATTCCTAATATTGGTGGTTCAATAACTAATGCTGGATCTGGATATGTTGGTGGTACTTACACCAACGTTCCTTTAACTGGGGGAACTGGTACAGGTATAACTGCAAATATTACAGTATCATCATTTTCAGCAAATGTTGTAAATGGTGCTGGTTATCCAGATGGAACTTTTTTGAGTGTTCCATTAACTGGAGGAACTGGATCTGGTGCTAAAGCAAAGTTAATAGTAAATGGAGGTTCGGTTCAACCTTTTGGTGGTGCTGGTAGTAGTTTAACTACTGCTGGTTCTGGATATATTGTTGGTGACGTTCTAACAACTACATTCCCAACAGCAGGAACTATTACATATACAGTAACTGCTTCTGGCGGTCTTTATTATTTGGATGGTGTTCAGGGAGGTAATTTTTCATTATTAAAAGGGAAAACATATGTTTTTGATGCATCTGGAGCTCCTGGTCATCCATTATACATAGGATCTGCATTAAATGACACAAATAGTATTTTAGGAACAGCAGATGGAGTCACATACCGATTAGATGGATCTGTAGTAACTCCAGCAAATTATTTGGCAAATTTTGCTACAGCAACAACTAGAACTGTAACTTTTGTAGTTCCGTTAAATCCTGCTGCTTCGCCAGTTTATTATAACTGTTCTCTTCATCCTAATATGGGAGGAAGTTTAACATTAGTAACTTCAACAACGGGATCTGATTTTGCTGCAACTATTACTGCTCTATCTGGAACTGTTTCATCAGTTGCTATACAATCTTCTGGAAATGGATATTCTGCTAATGACGTTCTATCAGCAGCAAATACTAATCTAGGTGGATCTGGTTCTGGATTTCAATATACGTTAGCAGCAAATGCTGGTCAAATTCAGGCAATAACAACTTTCGATGAATATGGAACAGGATACCAAACAGGAGATGTTTTAACATTACCATCATCTGTAAACAATGTTTCAACATATTTAAAAGGTATCATATTTGATAATGGTAGAACTTTAAACTCTGCTTCCACTACAGTAACTTTAACGACTACAACAGGAGTTTTTGTAGGAGATACTGTAGAAACTGTTCCAGGTAATCCAGCAAATACTGGAGCGTTAGTTAGTGGCACAACAGTAGCAAGTATTGTAAATGGCACTCAAATAACTTTATCATCAGCGCCACAAGCAAGCGGAACAGCAGATTTAAAAATTACCAATGCAAACAGAAGTAAAATTACTGTAACAAGTACAAGTGGAATTAAAGTTGGTTGGTCTGTTTCAAAGGTAAGTGGAACTGGTGTATTAGCAAATGGAACATCAGTTACTGCTATTGATAGTGCAACAGTTTTAACATTATCTCAACAACCAACCACCCCAGGAAATGTTGTTCTTGATTTCACACCTTCATATGGTAATGGATCTAATTTTGCATTTACTTTAAATGATATTGGACCTGTTAAAGATATCTCAGTTAATGATGGTGGAAATGGTTATTCTGTTGGAGATATCTTAACAGTATCCGCCACAGATTTAATTCAACCAATAGAGTATACAGTAACAAATAAAACTTTATCTAAGGTTGTTTTTACTAGTGCTACTCTCCCAGCGAATACATTTGCAGTAGGACAATACATAAAAACACCTGGAGGTTCAATAGGTTCAGCAGCACCAACTAGTGCTACCACTATTGCTGGGCAAGCAAATGCATCATATACAAATATAACTCCAAGTTCTACATCTGGAAATGGAATTGGGGCAGTTTTTTCAATTTTCAGAAATAATAGTGGAGCAGTAACACAAGTATCAGTAACAAATGCTGGTGTTAATTATGCACAAAATGACACTGTTACAGTTTTAGGAACATCTATTGGTGGATCTGCTCCTGCAGATAATTTAACCATTACTGTCACATCAGTAACTGTTCCAGGAACTGATACTTATATTTACGAAGTAAATACTTCAGGTGGATATGTAACGAATATTGTTACTGGTGGCATTAATGTAAACGCCAACTCATATATTGTAAAGACAACTAGTTCTACATTATACCAAGTTGCTTCTACATCCAACATTTATAGATATTTCATTGACACAGGAAGTGGAGAACAAATTTCTCCAGATTTAACTTTCTATGTAGGTAATACATATAAATTTAATTTATCTGATGCAAGCAACAGTGGTCATATTTTTGCATTGAGTAAATTTAGAGATGGTAGATGGGCACCAAGTTTGGTGCAGAATATATCCACAAACGTTTCTGCGTTATCACCCCAAGTTACTGTATCAAGCACTACTGGTCTTTATCCAGGAATGATTGTTGAAGAAACTGGTTTAGGAAACGGGCAGTTAGCTTCAGATACAAAAATATTAACTGTAGATAGTGGAACACAAATTACTTTAGATAAAACTCCAATAACTTCTGGATCTATTACTTTAAAAATTTATGGTGGTGAATATACGGATGGTGTTACTAGAGAAACAAATCCAGAAGCACTTGTTGTTAAGGTAACATCAAACACACCATCTTTATATTATTATTGTGGCACTGAAAATGCATCTCATGCTGATGAAGGAGGATTTGATAATGACGAAGCAGTAATAACAATAGATCCAAATAATCCAAAAACTTTTGGAAGTGGATTGCAAATAGTAGTAACAAATGTAACTTCATCAAATGTAATTGAAACCGATCTTCTAACGGGTGAGCTATCAGCAACTATATTTACAGGAACTAATGGTACTATTACAAATTTAAATTCAACAAGTTTTGACGCCACAACTGCAACAATAGACGATATCATTTCTCCTGCTATAGCATCAACTGGAGATATGACGATCGATGCGGGTGGAGAAATAAAAATTGCTCAAACCAGCGGAACTAATGTAAAGATTGGAACTACTTTCACTTTGGGTGTTGCTAGTGGTAACTTAACCACCACAGGTGTTCTAAAAACAACAAATTCTTTGAATGTAAATGATTATGTAACTATAACAAATAATACTATTGCTTCTTCTTCTGGTAATGATATTATTGCTTCCCCTGCTTCAGGAAGAGTTTTAAAAGTTAACACCAATACTGCCCTAACAATTCCCGCAGGAAGCACTGCCCAAAGACCTACCAGTGGCGTAGTAAGCAATGGATCTATAAGATTCAACACTGATACTGGTCAATATGAAGGTTATAGTGCTTCAACATCTTCTTGGTCTTCTTTAGGTGGGGTGCGAGATCTTGATGGAAATACTTATATTTCTGCAGAAGCTTCTGTTGGGGCAAATGATAATACATTATATTTCTTTAATGATGGAAATAACACTGTAAAAATAACTCCATCTAGATTTACATTTAATACTTTAAAATATATTGATTCTCCAGATCCATTAAACCCACCATCAGTGCCATGGTCTTCTAATACCCCTGTTTCTATTGGCACTTATATTTCTTATGGTTTAAATTTATATCAAGTAACCACTGCAGGAACTACTGGTAGTTCTGGCAATGAACCTACACACACTACTGGAGTTGCAACAAACGGAACTGCACAACTTACTTGGTATTCAATCTATGCTTCCGATATTACATTTGATAGAGTTGCAAATGTAAATATAAAAAATAATCTTGTTTTAAACGGAGAGTTAAAACTATTTGATAATAAAATTACAACTCTACTTTCTGATCTTGTTTTGGAACCTTTCTCGGGTAAAAAAGTAGATATTAACACCAATACTTCTCTTGTATTGCCAAATGGAACAACGGCTCAAAGAGGAATCCCAGGTCAAGGTTCTGTTCGTTATAACACTGATTTATCTCAGTTTGAAGGATACAATGGAACAAACTGGACAAGTCTTGGTGGAGTAAGGGATGTTGATGGAAATACTTATATTATTCCAGAAACAGAACCTGGAGCTAATGAAAATACTTTATATTTTTATAATAACGGTAGCAATACTTTAAGACTGAATAATACAGAATTATTATTTAATACTATTGATCAAATTGGATCTACAAATAATAATTTAGATCTTCAAGCTCAAACAGTAACATTTAACTCACTTGCAGTTACTCTAGATACTTCTGATCTTGCTATTGCTAAGTTTTTAACAACAAAAACAAATCTTGATTTTGCACTATCATCTGGTCTCACTACAGATCCATTGATTAGATTAAATAATTCTGGTGACATTTATATTAATAAAACTTATGGCACTGGCACCAATACTTTAATAAAAGTTTTAGATAATGAATTGAAAAAGTTTGAAATGGATGATGTTTTAATACAAACTTCAGAATACACTTTAACAAAGGGAACAACAAACTCTGGTGCTTCTGTTATATTTGATCCAACTATTCATTCTGGAGCTAAAGTTGCTGTTATTGCTGACAACACAACAACAAATCACAGAGATATGATTGAGTTCACTGTGATTGCAAAAGGAACTGATATTTTCCACACAGAATATGGAAATGTGACTACTGGAGTTGATTTGATAATACCTTCCTTTGATTTTGATGCAAGTAATAATGTTAGATTAAATAATAGTTTAGTATCAAGTCTTTCTAATGGTAATATTGTAAATATAACCGTAGTATCCACCGTTATCAAAAAGTAATCCATCATGGCAATAACTAAAAAAACATTAAGTTCTGTAGGAGGATTTGCGGTTAACGAAGTTACCGTAGTAAATGAACTTAGAGATATTAAGAATGTAAATACTTTTGAAATACAAAACTCAAATTATACTGATGCAAAAAGAAAAGAGTATATATTAAAAGGAACAAATACTGCAATTTTGGATCTTGATGAAGTTGGTGGGTTGATTCCATTAGAAAATAATACCGTAAACTTTGTTACTGCACATATAGTGGGTGTAAATGCTAGTGGTAGTGGTCATTATTCGACTAAAATTGAAACAGTTGTTACCTGTGCTTCTAATGGATCTACAAATATTTTATCATCTCTAGAGACTGTAATTAAAGATAGTATCCCATTTGGAGAATCTTGGTCTGTTACTCCTTATTCTGCGGCAGTAAATACGTTTAGTTATTCTGGAGTTAGAGCTGGAACAACCGTTGCTATTAAATGGATTGCACAAGTTGATGTTGTTCAGGTAACATGGACCTGATCGCTAAATAGTAAAGAATAAATATCAGAACTCTCGGAGCACGAAGGGCAAATGAGTTTAGAATTTAATGCTGATAAGCAGTATATCAAATCTTCAAGACCATATATTTTAGGAACTGACGAATTTACCGTTCGCTCTGGATCTGGAACAGATGAAAAAGAAGTTCTACGAGTTCAGTTAGATCCGAATAGTGCTCTTCCCCGTGTTGGTATCAATAGAACTGGAAGAAAAGTAGAAAGTATCAGAACCAATCCAAACTCGGGTGGAACTGGTTATTTGAGCACTCCAACAGTAACAATAAGCCCTCCTGATCTTGCTACTGGTACTCAAGCTGTAGCTAGTGCAATTGTAAGTAATGGTTCTGTGGTTTCATTTGTTATTGATAATCCTGGAGATGGATATATTACAGCTCCCACTGTATCAATTAGTGGTGGTGGAGGAGGATCTGGAGCTGCAGCAACAGCATTTTTAGATACAGTTGATTACGAGTTAGATATTAATGGTGCTATTAGAACTTCAACATCAATTATTTCTGATACAGCAAGAATTTTAAACCTTGATATTGATAACTTTGTTACGCCAGATGCAAGTTTTCGTGCTCCAAATTTAAAATTATATGCAAATGGAACAGGAACCCAATTTGTTCCTAATGTTTCTTTAACAAAAAATTCATTTAGATATTATGGTGATAATATCTATCGTGCCAATAATACTGGAATTACAGGAACTTCTATTCCAACTCATAATGATGGAATAGAAACTAATGGCACTGTAGAATTAGAACATGTTGGATTTAGAGTAAATAGTCAAAATCTACCTTATTATGGTGTTACTGGCGATGGTATATTTCCACGTTCTGTAACGCCGTTGCAAGGAGATCGCTCCAATAAAGTTGCCACAACTGAATACGTTCTTAACCTTGCAACTAATGACGTTGGTGGTCGTGTTTATGTTTCTCAACAGATTGGTTCCGATTTAAACGACGGTCGTTCTGCGGTTGCTCCAGTTAGAACGATTAAAAAAGCATGTCAGATTGCTTCTCAAACTGTTGGTGTAAAAGAAACCATAGTTATTTCTGGTGGAGATTACACAGAAGATAACCCAATTTCACTTCCACCTGATTGTTCAATTGTTGGTGATAACCTTCGTTTGGTTATTGTTAGACCTGCTAATCCCAGAAAGCATATGTTTAAGCTTTCTGATAAAAACTATATTAATGGTATAACTTTTAGAGACCAGATTGATAGTAATGGCGATCCTATTTTTACTTGGGATTATGCTGTAACATTTGACGACAAACAAAGAATTTATTATGATCCCACAACTGGTGGTGATTATGGAAGAACATTTAATGTTGGTCATCAAATATTTGGTGTTCAAAGAATCAGAGTTACTTTCCAGAATCACACTGGTTCAAATAACCTTTTAGTTGGAGAACAAGTAAGAGGTGTCAACACTGGTGCTCTTGGTATAGTAAAAGCAATCAACTTCACTACAACTACTGGACCAAATGCTTACACAACAGGAACAGTTGATGTTGAAGTTACTAGTGGTTCTTTTAACTCTGGTGAAACTTTTGATTATGAAGTTGGAACTGCCCCAAATACTGTAACATATGTTTTTGTTTCTACTGATGTTATTTCCATTCGTGCTGAAGGTGAAGTAGTATCAAATGGAAAAGATATAACATCTACACAAGTTATCACTAGAGTTGATGGTTCTTTACAAAATGATCCTAATATTGATGGAGTTATTTTTTACACCAATCCACTTTTAGGAAGAACAGGATTTCATGATTTTAAAGAAGGTCAAGAAATAGAAATCACTGGTCTACCAACTTCAAATCCAGACTTGTCTATGTTTAATGGCAAGCAAAGAATCTACAAAATTATCAGAGATGCTGATGGTAGAGCGAGAAGATTTGTCATTCCAAAAAATATTTCATCAACATTTACTGATAGTAACTATCAACCAACAAATACTACAGTAAAATCATATTCGTATTATGTTACTCTAACATTATTAAACTCCCCAAACAAGTTTAGCGAAACTCCATACGTTTCTAGAAGATATCAAGATGCTTGTAATCTGATTCGCAACAATATTCCTTTCATTAAAGACGAAGCATATTTACAAACACTAGCAGAGTTTTCAAACTTTACTCCTCCAGATGCAACAAAATGTCGTAGAGACATCGGGCATTTTGTCGAAGCAATCATTAGAGACCTTGAATACGGCGGAAACTATCATACAGTAGAAGCAGCAAAGAGATATGTTCAAGGAACTCAAATTGGTTATATTGGTAACGAGATTACTGAAACAATCAGAGCATTCGATATTGCCAGACGCCTCTGTATTCTCGCAATGCGTAACTGGAGAACTGGTAATGGTGGTTATTCCCAACCAACCTATACTCCATTATATTCTGCTGTTGCTAGATACTTTGATTTATCAGTAACTGAAGATACTGCTGGAGCTGGTTCTGGTGGCACATGCGCTGATGTCAAGAGTGCTATTGATACTCTTGGATACTTATTTGAAGAAGTTATCTCAAATAATGTAGCAGATCGTTATTTAGATGCTTCGTATTTGATTGCACGCAACGATGATTTTATTGCAGAAGAAGCACTAGGATACACACTTGTTCAGTATCCTACATTAGGATTATCAAATGATAATCAAACCAAGTGTAAGAGAGACATTAAATATATTCTCGCTGCCTTAAGAAGAGATCTTACTCTTGGTGGCAATAAAGGTATGCGTGCTGCTGGTGGCGCATATTACAGTGGTAATTCATTAGTTGGTATTCCGTCATCAGAACTTGCAGCAACAAGATATGCATTTGAAAAAGCAAGAGATTTGGCAATCCTTGCAATGCGTAACTTCAAAACAGGAGTAAATGGTGATGGTCCTGTTTATACTACATTATACGCAACCACTGCAAAATATACAGATAGTACGATTGCAGTAGATCCTTCTACTCCAATCTGCAACAACGTTGCTTCTGCTATTACAGCATCATTCTTAACTCTTGATAATATCTTTGCTAATAGTGGAACTCTTCCAGTAGAGACAACAGGAACCCTTTATAATCCAACTATTACATATCCAGAAAATACCATCTATGATTCGAATAATCTAAGGGTAACGCCAAGAGCAGTATGGGATGATCTTCCTGTTATCGAAGCATCTCCATATATTCAAAACTCTTCTATTATCTCTTTCTTGGGGGGTGGTGGATGTGAGGTTGATGGTGCTAAAGTAACTCAACCAAACTCACCATTCCCAGGATTAGAACTTGATGGATCTGCATCGTATCCCAATCAAGGTAAATCGATGGTTGCATCTGCATTTACCATCGTATCTTTTGGTGGAACTGGATACCTTGTTAAAAACGATGGTTATACTCAGTTAGTTTCTGTTTTTGTTATTTTCTGTGAAGATGGTATTCTTTGTGAATCTGGTGGTTATGCTTCTGTTACTAACTCTGCTACCAACTTTGGTAACTATGCTCTTCGTGCTGTTGGTTATCGAGATGAAGCATATTCGTTTGACGTTGGAACAATTGTAAACGTCACAGAAACTCCAACTGGAAGAACTATTTTTAGAGTTGATGGTCTTGGTAGAGAACCTTTAGAGCACTATATTGTAAAGATTGACGGATACGAAAATCAAAATACAAACATCGAATACTTTATTGAAACAGTTGGTGGTGTAACAGTTGGTCCTCCTTTCAGTGCTAATATTACATTAGATTCTTCTGCTGCCTTTAGAAAACTATCAAACGGCACTGTATACAGTCCCCCAACTGGAGCAGAGTTTAATGGTAAAACTATTCGACTACATAGACCATCTATCGTAAACTCTTCATCTCACACATGGGAATTTGCTGGTGCTGGAACAAACTACAATGCACTACCAGAAAACGGTGGAACTAAAATTGAAGCAAATGAGCAAGTTTCTCAGAACTATGGTCGAGTATATACTTCTGGAACCGATGAACTTGGTGACTTCAAAGTAGGTTATTTTGCTAAGATTGAAAACAGAACTGGTGCCATTACCTTTACTGGAACTGTTACCATCTCGGAAGTTGAATTCCTCAAACTGAAGGGTGGTGATGTTGTTGTTACTGGATTCTCTGCTGATAATACATTAGGTGGTGCCACTTCTTCGAATAGTCAGTTACCTACCCAAAAAGCGGTTAAAGATTATATTTCAAATAACCTTGGTCCATACATCAACAAACCATACTCCACCAATGCTGTTCCTAGAGCACTTGTAGAACTCACAGACAGCGGCAAGATCTCTATTGACCAAATCCCTGCTCTAAGACCATTTAATGTCTATACTGTTCCTGGAACAACTGAGAGATTAGAATTAGAAGGAGCACTTGCTGGAGATATTGCTATTGAAACAAATACCAGTACTTCTTACATTTTAAATAATGATCTAAGCAGTCAATATTTAGGATTTGCTGTAGATACTGATTTAACTTTTGCAATTGGAGATATTTTTACTGGTTCTGGAACTGGAGGTCAAATCCAATCCACCGAATACAGGGAAGGTGTTGTTTACAAATTAAATATTACAAATGCTGGTTCTGGATATACATCGTCTCCAACAGTAACAATCACAGCACCACAACAAGGTGGTGGAGTTTCTGCAACTGGAGTTGCAACTATTGCAAATGGTCAAGTAGTTACTTTAACTTTGACTGTAAATAATGGTTATATTGGAGGTAAAGGTTATACATCACAACCAACGGTAACTATTTCTGCTCCTGGTGCTGGTGGTGTTACTGCTACAGCAAATGCTTTGATTGAAAGTAGATTGTATGGAAATATTGTAAATCAAATCAAGATTGAAGATACAGATAATATTGAGGATAGCACATCTCCAACACCAAACGTTGTTAACATTACAAGAGCAGTTAATACTTCAGCATCAAATGCATCAAACTGGGTATCTCTATCTTCAAATCAAATCGACGCTGGTGCTATTACTTCTGGTGTTATTGCTACCACACGTTTAGCAAGTAACTCTTCAGAAGCAAATTCATATACGTTCCTTAGAGGTGATCAATCATATGCACCAGTTCTTCAATCACTAAAAGGATCAGAAACTCGTTACTTTGCAAAAACATCAGCATCTTCAAATGTAGGATCATCAACACTATTATTCTCTGGTCAGAATGATGGCATCATTTTAAAAGGTCATACAATACCAACTAGCAACGGTGGCATTCAATCTAATACTACCGTTTCATCAGTATCAACAGCAGCAGGAACAACTACAGTAACATTAAATAATCCACTTACGGCTAATATTAGTATTGGAACTGTTATTGAATTTGGAAGACCAGAATCGCCACTTGTTTTGGATACATCTTATACAGTAGGAAATTTTATTGATAGTGTTGTTATTGTTAATGGGGGAACTGGATTTACAAATGGTTCGTATTTCAACGTTGCTTTAACTGGTGGAGCAGGAACTGGATTATCCGTTAATATTATTGTTACTGGGGGATCAGTAACAACAGTTACAGTAGTTGATGGTGGAAGAAATTATACTGGAGATTTCTTGGTTACTTCAACACCATCTATTATTGGTTCTGGATCTCAGTTATCTTTAGCAGCAAAAGTAAATACTTCTCTCAAAAACTATGCTAACACTGCGGTAGATATTAAGAGAGTTACTGACGCTACTGTTTCAAGTGATCCTTATGGAACTGTTGGTGTTGCAAGATTTAAAAAATCTCAATTTAACATTGGAACGATTGGCAATGGTTCAGTTGAACTAAAGACTGGCGCTGACAGTGGATTAGATGCTGACTTACTTGATGGAGCACAGGGAGCTTACTATACAAATGCTGGTAACTTAAGTTCTGGCATTGTTCCAACTGATCGTTTGAGTGGAACATATAATATCGGTGTTTCTGGTCAGTCTGGTAATACACTACGTCTGATTACTTCTACAAACAACCCAACATCGTCTCCAAACCCCAATAACTTCTCTGAAGGTGTTATTGCTGACACAAGAAACAACGCTGCTGATGGTCTTTCTGACGGTGGCACAAGACACTTAGTTCTTACCCTCAGAAATGGTGCTTCTGGTTTTGATGCTACTTATGGTGGTGTCAGACAGTTAGCATTCACCGACAACAACAATATGTGGTTGCGTGGTTCTGGAACGAACGTATCCGATTTTGGAACCTGGGCAAAAGTCTGGACAAGTCTTAATGATGGTTCTGGAACTGGTCTTGATGCTGACGTTCTTGATGGTCGCCAAGGTCGTTTCTACCAGGATGCTAGAAATCTAAACTTTGGTTTATTGAGTGATAATAGATTGCCCACATACCAATCAGCAAAACAATATAATACTAGTGTTAGTGTTCGTTCCGTAACTAATAAAGTTTACTACGACATTTATATTTCTGGTCAGATTCTAAACTCTGCTCCATTCCTTGTTGGCAATCAAGGAACTGGCAATACTGGTTTTATTAACTTGTATGATGCTAATGCACAGGCAACTGGCACTATTCAAACAACCAATGTTGTTACATATAACGATAATGATGACACATTAGACTATACAATCATCACAGGTGTTCTTGATAGTGGAACATTTAATGGCGCTGAAACAATTGGAACAGCAAGCATCAGAGTTGCTTTCCAAGATTACACTATCAATGTTGGCGGAACTTATGAGGTAGCAAAACTTCAAAGTGATACTGGAACAGCAAGATTATATCTGGGTAGAAAGGATGGTGCTGCTTCTAATCCAGCTATTTACTTTAATAGTAGTTCAACTGCAGCAACAAATTATAATGCCAAAATTGAAGCATCTGGTGGTAATGGAACAGATGGAAGTGGTAGTTTAAATGTTACTGTTGTAGATAACAACTCATTTAAAGTTAATAACAACATCATATGGAACGCTGGCAACATTGTATTTGCTTCTAATAATGTATTGAATGCTGCAGTTCAACGTGATGGTTCTGGCAATTTTGCTGCAGGAACAATCACTGCTAGCTTAACTGGTGCTGCTTCTCTCAACGTATTGAAGACTGGCGACACCATGACTGGTTCACTAACGATCAGTGGAGCAAGCAGCAACTTGAGTGTTGGCGGAACTCTTGGAGTTACTGGTAATACTACATTAACTGCTGATTTAGTTGTTGATACAAACACTCTATATGTTCAGTCAACCGATAACTTAGTTGGTATTGGTTTGGTTCCATCAACAGGAGCAACTGTAAACTCTAAACTACAGGTGTTCTCTGGTGCTCTTGGAACCACTGCTGGTAATGCTACTTATATTGCTTCATTTGAATCTACAACTAATAACTATAGTAGATTGCTTTTATGGCAAAGAAGACACACAAATGGATCTGATTGGCAAACCAGTTCTACAAGGATTCAGCAAAGAATTGATGTAACAGATCAAGGTTATATTGAATTTAATCCATCTGGATCTACTTATGGAGTTGCTTTAGGAACAGCATCAACTGAAGCATTGAGACTTATTCAAACTGGTGAAGTTGGTATAAGAAAAACTCCTACTGCTGGATATAATCTAGATGTTGCAGGTAAAGGTAGATTTGAAAGTGGAATCGAAATTGACTCTGCTAATGATAATGGTGGAGCTCCTTTATTATTCTTAGGTTCTTCTACAGCAAAGAACTTCAGAATCGGTAATCAACTTGCTGTTGGTGGTGCTTTTGAAATCACCCCATCTACCACAAATGGAGGATCTGCATTCACCACTCCTGGATTATTGATGGATGGAAGTGGTAATGTTTCTATTGGAAATGCTAGTGTCAATACCGCATACAAACTTGATGTTAATGGAAACTTTAACTTCAATGGAACACTATATCAAAATGGTTCTATTTTCGTTGCTTCTCGTTGGACTTCTTCCACAAATGGCACAGACATTCATAGATTGTCTAAAGTTGGCATTAATAAAGCAGATCCATCGTATACATTACATGTAAACGGAACTGCAAATATTGAAGGTTCTACTTTTGGTTCGACAACTGCTGGAGATAATAATAATCAAAATACTTCTGTTCTTTATGCAAATGGAGATAAGATGTGGATTGATACTTATGGTATTTTCAAAGCAAACAGAAATACTATCAATGAAAATGTTACGGTTCCTACCAATACTAATTGTATTAGTGCTGGTCCTATAACTATAAATAATGGCATAACAATTACCGTTCAAAACGGTGCTGCTTGGACAATCGTTTGAGGATAAAAAATGCCCAGTATATTAAAAGTTGATCAAATACAAACAGGAGCAGGAGTTCCTGTCATGTCATCTGATGGTTCTACAATTTCTTTTTCACAACCAGTTAGTTATGCTTCTTCCACTGGATATGGAAGAACTCTTCTTCAAACTGTTGTTTCAAAATCAGATACTCAATCTACCTTAAATGTAACTGATTTTACAGAAGCTTCATCAAACTACAGAGTAACAATAACACCCATCAAATCAAATAGCATAATAATGCTCACATATTATGTTGCTGCTAATACAGCATTAGCATCAAATACTTTATACATGTTTAGAGCCAGAAATATTACTGGTAATAGAAACGTTAATGGTGAAGCAGCTGCTTCTGGATCTAGATGGCAAGCTCAATGGGTTGGAAGACCAGGAAACGGTTATGACTCAAATGACCAAATGACTTGTATGTGGACTTGTTACGATTCACCAGGAACTACGACTGCTCAAACTTATGGGTGGCAGTATCGTAGAGAAAGTGGTGGTAGCGGAACAATCTATTTTAATTATAGTTCTGGTGATAATAGCACTTATGGGTTTGTATCACCTAATATCATTATTGCACAGGAGTTTACAGCATGAAAACTTTTAGATACGATATCGCATCTGCTCTCGAATCTCTTAGACCAGAAGGCGAATGGAAAATGGAAGGTAATATGGATTATGAATCAATCCAGTGGCTTTCTCCAGATGTTCAAAAACCAACAAGAAAAGAAGTTCTTGATGAATGTGCGAGATTAAAAGATCTTCATGATCAGCATTTGTATGTTCCAGAAAGACAAATGGCATATCCTTCAATTCAAGATCAACTTGATATGTTATATCATGACATCACAGAGGGAACATTAGAATCTGGATCTTGGATTGCTGCCATAAAAGCAGTGAAAGAAACATATCCAAAACCATAAATAATAATACAAATAGGTATCTATTATGTCGCAGTTAAATGTTGGAACTGTAGTAACGGGCAATGCTCAATTAAGCACTGTTGGTCTCAGACTTCCACAATTTGCTTCTAATTCAAAACCATCATCGCCAACTCTCGGTCAAGTTATCTATAACTCCACAGATAATAAAGCAGAGATTTGGAATGGTAGTGCTTGGAAAGAAGTTGGTGGTGGTCTTCCTGCTCAATCTACTGCTACAAGAGGTGCTTATCTCGTTTCTGATGGAACTGATGGTGCTGCTTTCTGGGCATATCCTGGGGCGGCAAATCCTCCATCTGCTCCTCTAACTGGATTTAGATACAGAAGTTTGATTACTCATGGATTTTTATTAGCTGGATATAAAGGATCTCAACCTTGGAAAACAGTAAATAAAACTTGGCACGCAACAGATACTACTTTTTATTGTGGTGAACAGTTAGATCGTGCAGGTTCTTATTTGGATTCTACTTGGGGAGATTATTTTGGTTATATGCACGGAACTGTTGATGCTTTTAGTGGTAATTCGTCACACACTTCATCCATTGGTTTACACACTGGTGTAAAGAGACAGCAAGGGGATGGAACATATCAACCACATAACTATGGTTATGATGGAGATGATCCAAAAAACGTAATGGGATATAACACTGCTGGTGGTTGGGATATGCCAGTGGGTCGTGATACTAACGCATGTGCTACTGCCCAAGTTCAACAGGCAGGGTATAATCTTGGTGGTGGTAATGCTGCAGTAGGAAAACTACATTTCCCAACTGAAATTATGTATCAAAGTGGGTCTTCACCATCTGGCGCTGGTCAAACTGCTGCATGTGGTGATGAAAACTATTCATGGGCATCATTTGGTGGAGCTAGATACTCGATGGCTCATTCAAATGATTCTTGGTCTTCTTGGTCATCTAATGCCGCACCTGATGGAGTTTGTAAGTTCCTTCCATCAAAGTATGGTCATTTTTACGCTGGAACTGGAAATAACGTAACTACTCCATGGACCAAATATAGTGGATCTACTGGTTCTGGATTAACTAGCGGAAATAAAGTTCGTGCATACGGAGAAGAAAATTTTGAAATGGGTCAGGATTGGGGTTATATGTTAGGCAACTATGATAACCAACAAAACAATCAAACTACAAAATGGGATTATACAACTGATGTGGAAACTTCTTTAGGCGCTGCTTCTAGACCAAAAGGACATTATGGGCAATCATCTGGGGGTTGTTGCTCTGCAGCTGCTTCCATCACCGCAAGAACAATGCAATAAAGAGGAACACCAATGAGATACATAATCGTCAACGAATTCGACGTAAATCCTAATCTATATTTAAACTCCAACCAAACTGGAGATGAAAGACTCCACATGGTTGAAATGTTTCAACTCATGCATTTTTCTTGTATTGAAGTAAGTGAAAATTTATTTCAAATTTATCACAAACAATGGAATAAAAAATATAAAGAAGTAACGGAAAGACAAGCAAAAAATGGTGCTGCTTTTTTTGCTGAAGTTAGACCATACGGTAAAGTTTTAGCAACTGTAAATGGAGAAGCAGTAGCATATACTCCAGCAGGAGGAACTTTAAAAGTAGAAGTTCCTCTAACAGATGAAATCAAAAAAGAAGTTGTAGATTTTATGCGTATTTTTGCTCTTGAAATTGTTCAAGACGAATTTGATACTCGTTATAAAGTTTTAAGAGATACTACAGATTTAGAAGCTGCGTCATGGGAAACTCAAAAGCATGAAGCTAGAGAGTGGTTAACATATAAAGGATCTGATGGGCACATCACTCCATTTTTAGATTATATTGCTAACGAAAGAGGATTGGAAAAAGATTATCTTGCTGTTAAAATTTTAGAAAAAGCAGAAGAGTATCAAGATAAACTTTCTACCATGTTAGTAGATTACCAAAAAGTATGCAAACAGTTTGAAGAAGCAGATACAATATGGGATCTAAATATATTATATGAGGATATGTTTGGTATTATTATGCCAACTTCTCAAGCAATTGAGTTGGAAAGAACTAAATCTCCAACCGATTGGGATAGAAAACCAGAGTATGAGGTTGATGCTTATGTCTTTAAATTCTGAATTTATCAACAACGTTAAAGCAATAGTTAGTGCTGACGTAAGTGATATTAAACTTAGTAAAGATTTTGTTACTGAATATAACATAACAGAAAAAGAATGGAAGTGGATGGAAGAAGCACTTCATTTTAATTCTGGTATGACTGAATATCAGTGTCAACATTTTGTTACTGATAGTCAAATAACTCCATGGAGAAAAACTAGACAAGCACTAATGGAGTTGGAAACTAGATATCATTCTTATATTGAAATACGAACAAGTTTAAGAAAAGCAGAAGTTATTAGAAAAAAATTTTTAAGAGAGATTGAAAATTCTGTAGATGATTTAGAAAAAGAGTTAACTCAAATTAACTTAGAAAAAAATGATTATGATATCACTATTTGGAAAAGAAAATTAAAACAAGCTCAGGAAGAGATAAGAATATTTTTAGATATTATTGATCAATATGTAGATGAAGAACATCCAATAGAATATTATACAAATAGGAATGAAGAAGAAGAAAGAATCTATTGGATTGCTAGGATGGGCAAACAAGCTGCTATGGATATTATTTCCTATGGAAGAATAGGTGCTGGTAATATGTCATCTATTATGGAAATGGGAGAAGAGGATCAAGTAAAAACACTTGAGATTGCGGTAAAATATTCTGGGATGATTGGTGGTGGTATCGATAAAATGCATCAGTTAACACTACCAGAAATACAAAATCAATTAGGAAAAGAAGGTATTGCATTGCCCAAGTTGGAGTTTCATAAATATAATGGTCAGTTTAAACTAAAAGGTAGCGAAGAATGAGGTATCTAGAGTTACTACCAATTATTCATTATGAAGTTTATCAATACTATAATCTAAAAGATAAAAATAAAGATTTGAATAGAGATGCACTCTTGCAAATTGCAAAGAGACATGCCGAAGATATGGTTCCAGAAACAGAACAAGAGTTCATTAATAAAGTGGTAAAAGATTATGCGCCTTTTCTCGATCCCGATCAACTCGAAGTTGAATGAGGAATTTGTTGACAATACATTTATACCATTTCTTTTAAAGTATAAAAATTATATTTACGATTTATATTTTACATGCCGTATGCCTCCGTTTTTGCAGGATGCTATGGGCGATACATTTATTGGAGATATTAGAGATACCACTCTAAATGCTTTGTATATTTCGGAACAAACTGGAATACCTCTATCAGCAACTTTTAATAATATTCAAGTTGTTCCATCTCAGGAAAATTTAGATATTTTTATCAGTCATTTTAAACCAGTCTACGATGCAGGTGTAAGAATAGCAACTATTCCCCACACATCATGGATGATGACGGGGCAGATACAGAAAGAATTTCCAGAACTATTTGTAAAAAATACTATTCTCAGAGAAGTAACAAGACCTAATGAAATAGTATCTTTAGCAAAAGCAGGATTTAATTACATCAATCTAGATAGAGATTTAATGCGTGATAGGGATTCTCTTATCAGAATCAAAGAAGCTAAAGATTATTGTGAAACTATTGGAAACCCAGTAAAGATTTCTTTGCTAGCAAACGAAGGATGTTGGGGTGGATGCCCTATTATGACCGAACATTATCATTATAATAATTCACGAAGACCAAATAATCCACAGTATTTTAGTGATAGTATCAGTAGAGTTTCTTGTTCCAAATGGGATGAAGAAGATCCAGCAACTTCTTTAAAAGCAGCAAATCTTCCTCCATGGAAAAAAGATTGGGAAGAATTTATCGATCTTGGTATTGATGTTTTTAAAATGCATGGCAGAGAAAATGCTATGCGTTTAAAAGAAACTATGGATATAGTTGAACGTTGGGTTTCCAATGAAGAGATATTATTTCCACAGTTTAATGATTATATTGAAGATGTTTCTATAGAGCAAAAACCAATTGATATTTGGAGAGAAAAAATCAAAACTTGTAGGTTTGATTGTTGGAAATGCAAATACTGTGATTCAGTAATCGAATCACGTTTAAAGAAAGAACATAGAACTTTAGATGAATATGTAAAAATTGTATTGGATGCTATTGATTTAGCATCAAAAAATGAAAGTTCTTTTGACGAAAAAACTTTTAATATTAGAGGTTTATCATCAAATAAAGTTAGACATTTCTTAAATAACTTATGTGGTTCATTTGGATCTGTTTATCTTGAACTGGGATTATATACTGGAAGCACATTTTTTGCTGCAATAGAAAATCATAATCATTGTATGTCATTTGCAGTTGATGATTTTTCTCAGATAGATATTAAACCATTTAGAGATGATTTGAATATTGATTTACCAAATATAAATTTAAAAGATTATTTTATTTCCAATGCAATAACAAACAAAACATGTTTATTAAACAAATCTATTTTGGATGTTGATCAAAGTAATTTTTATGGAACAAAACCAAATATTATTTTTTATGATGCTGATCATGATCCAGAAAATCAAAAATTATATTTAAATCATTTGCTTCCATGTTTTGCTAATAAATTTATTTTAATATTGGATGATGCAAACTTTATGGGAGTTATAGAATCTGCAGATCAATTTTGTCAAGAAAATAATTTAAAAGTTTTGTTTAATAGAAAAATATTAACATCAATCCCAGAAGATGAAAATAGTTGGTGGAATGGTCTTTATATAATGGTATTAGAAAAATGACAAATTTTATTGAAGAATATCAATTAACCGATTTATCTATTTGTGATGCTCTTATTGAGTTGTATCACGAAGCAGAAAAAAGAGGATTAGTTACACCAGGATGTGTTGGAGGACCAGGAAATATAAACAAAGATTTTAAAGAAAGTAAAGATTTTTTTCTCAATAAAGCATTAGAAATAGGATCTCCATCAGACTACAAATTTGATTTGTATCATAAAGAATTGGATAGTTTTATAAATGATTACTTAAAAAAATACAAACTTACAAATCAAAAATTTACATCAAGATTTCTTCCTCAAATTCAATATTATGAAAAAGGTCAAGGATATTATGCGTGGCACGCAGATGGTGGTAGTTTAGATGCTTGTGATAGAGCTTTTGTTTATATTACATATTTAAATGATGTTGAAGATGGCGGAACAGAATTTTATCATCAAGATTATATTACTACTGCAAGAAAAGGAAATACGGTTTTATTTCCAGCATCATATACTCATTTACATAAAGGGCAAATTTCACAAACTAACGAAAAATATATTTTAACTGGATGGATATGGTGGGCGTAAAATATCAAAACAATCTGAGTTATTTCACCGAAAAAATACCACAAAAAATTTATCAAGATTTGTTTGAATCTACAAAACAAAGAAGAAAAGAACAAATTTGGAATATGAACAACAGATTAGCTGGAGCATTAAATCAACAATCTAGTTTAAATAGTTGGAGTTTTGATTTTGAAAATTATATTTTATCATGTGCTAGATTTTTATGGAAAGATGTATATAAAACTTGCCCGTGGGATTTTGATTTCATTAAAGATCCTAAATTTTTTTATAAGTTAAAAAAATTATGGGTAAACTATCAACAAAAAAATGAGTATAATCCATTACATGATCATTCAGGAATTATAAGTTTTGTTATATTCATAGATATACCATATGGATCGGAAGAAAGAAATATTCATTCTAGTAATGGAACATTTCAGTTAGAGAATGAAGTTTTGCCTGTTGACAAATCATGGAATGGTGTTATATTAATGTTTCCTTCCACTACTAAACACGCAGTTTATCCATATAATTCTACAGACAAAGAACGCATTACTGTTTCTGGAAATATTACTTGGAATGTAGATGACGTTGGAGAAGAACACTACTAAATAAAAAGTCACATTATTCTAGATAAACACATGGACACTGAACAACTCAAAAAGAACTTTGAAGAACAACTAGCAGCTGCAGATAAGCAGATTGCAGACCTAGAAGACAATCTAGCAAAAGCGAAAGAGTATCGCCTAAAACTACAAGGTGGTCTCGAAACGCTTGCTCTTCTAGAGACACCAGCAGAAGAAGCACCAGCAGCAGAAGAAGCAGCCGCTGAGTGATATAAATAGGCACCAATATCCCTACATGCTAAATACATGTAGGGATTTTTTATAGGGCTTT